CTACAAGCTGAAGCAGGAAAGCAATTTCGAGGAGGAAATTACGTCCGCCATCGACACGATGCTGCAGGACGCAAAAGCGATCGTAAAGACGTACTGGGATCAGGATCGGAAAGAGGTGCTCTTTGATGCGATCCACCCGCGCTTTGTGATCGTCCCGCCATGGACGAAGCGGCTGCGTGACGCCGACTGGATCGTGCACGTGCAGCATTTCTCGAAAGCTGCGTATACGCGGCAGAAGAATTTTAAGCAGGACGCGGCGTTTATAAAGTCGATCTGCGGCAAGGGTGCGGACGAACAGTCGACCACGCAGGACCAAGAGAAGCTGCGCCGTGAGGGTCTGACGTACGGCACCACGGAGGAAGAAATTGTGATTTGGGAGGTGTACGACCGCACGGAAAACGGCAGCTGGGAAGTGCGCACGTATTCACCACTTCGCCCGGACGTCGACGTGCGTCCCAAGTTCGGACTGCCGTACAACAAGGGGATTTTCGCCAGGGGCGTGCCGCCGTTTGCGGAGATGAACGCCGAGGTGAAGGACAAGGGCTATTACGCGCCGCGCGGACTCGCGGAGAAGCTCGCGCCCTTCGAGGCTTCGCTGTGCCGCGACTGGAACGCGCAGAAGGATCTGCAGACCCGCGCCACGGCGGACGTGTACTCAGCGCCCAACGGGCTTGGCGGTCAGCAAAACGTCAGGCTGCAGCCGGGTGACATTGTGCCGTTTGAGCTGAAGCCGGTTCCTTTCCCGCAGATCCCATTCGATCTGCAGGCGCAGATGAACCAGACGCGCCAAGTAGCGGAAGAGGTGAGCGGCTCGCCGCTGTTCGGCACCCAACAAATGCAGGGGGCGAACAAGCCGCGCACGGCCGCGGAAGTGAATTTGGCTGGTTCTGTCAGTGGTCAAGGGACCGACAGCCGTGTGCGCACCTTCCGCCGTGAAATGGGCCTGCTCCTCCGCATGGCGTGGGCGCTGTACGTTCAATACGCCGGCGAGTCGCTGAGCTTTTTCTGGCTCGAGGAGCTGCAGAATCTGCCGAAAGAGGCGTTGTCGGAAAAGTTCCTGATCGAGCCCAGCGGCAGCGGCGACAACACCAACCGCCAGCTCGTTTTGCAGCGTGCCTCCGCGCGCAAGCAGATGTTCCAGGGCAACCCGAATATTGACCAGTACGAGCTGGATAAATCGGTGCTCGAGGCCGACGACCCCCGGCTAGTGAAGCGGCTGCTTAAGAACGCCGGCACGCAGCAGGCGGAGCAAATCGAAGATCAGGCGCAAGAGATTTCGATCATGCTCCTCGGCTTCCCGGCTGAGGTTCGCCCGAATGACGACGACCCTGCGCACCTGCAGAGCCTGTTCGGCTTTGTCGATCGGCGTAACAAGCTGCGCGAGCCGCTCACGCCCGAGCAGATGCGGCAGATATCGCAGCACGGCGCCATGCACCTGCAGGCGCTGAAGAAGAAAAACCCGCAGGCCTACCAACAGGCACGCCAGCAGTTCGAGCCGTTCGTCAACGAACTGGCGAAGCTCGCGCAGATGGTGGAACAGGCGCAGCAAGCGCGGATGCAGCCGCAGCAAGGGATGCCGCCAGCGCCGGGGCAGCAGCTTGGTGACGTGGTCCCAATGGAGAATTCACTGTGAACTGGCTCAAATCACTTTTCGCGCGGAAGCCGCAGCGGCTCACCCGCACCATGGAAGTTCCGCTGGAATTGGCGCCGTTTGTCGAGGCGTTGCAGCGCCCGGCACGGTGGCAGCCCGTGGACCCGCTCACCGAAAACGAGCAGAAGCAGATCCGGGAAATGCTCGCGTCACCTGTTCTGAAGAAGGTCGACGTGATCATGTACAACCAATCTCTGCAGCAGATGACGCAGGCCGCGTATTCACAGAACAGTGACACGCTGGCGTTCATCAAATTTGCCGCCGGCTACAAGGCCGGATGGGAGGCATTTAAGACTTTAAGCGTGATCCCGCTCACGGAGACGCGGGAAAGCGAGAGAGACGGCGACACGGGCGCCGACGATCTCGAACATCTAAACCCGTAATAAATGGACGGAATCGTACAAGAAGCGACAAGCACAGCGAACGAAACGGCAACGCCCGCACCTGCGGACGCTGATTTTTCCATGGCCGATCTCGAGGCAATGGCGAAAGCGGCGGACGATGGACGCGACTACACACCCAAGGCCAAGGACAACGATCAGGCTGCGACTGATCAAAAAGACGCGCCGGCCGATGCCGGCAAAGAATCGCAGGAAGAGCCCGAGGCCAAGGACAACGCAGACAAGAAACAGGAGGCGAAGCCCAAGGAATCCGAGTTCCAGAAGAAGCAGAAAGAGCGGGAACGCTTTGACCGCAACTGGGCCGAATTCCAGAAGGAAAAGGAAGCGTTTCGCGCTGAGAAGGCGAAATACGACGCCGAAATGGCGAAGATGCGCCAGGAGATGCAGGAACTGAAAAAGCCCAAAAAGGCCGATCAAGATCCGGAGCTCCTCGATGACTTGGCGAAGATGTACGAGGAAGAGGGCAACGAGCGGATGGCGAGCTTGGCCCGCGACAAGGCGAAGGAACTCCGCGCACAGGAAGCGCAGCAGCCGAAGGCCGAAGCCCGGGCGAGCAGCGAGAACTGGAAGACGCCGGAGTTTCAAACCGAGTGGCAGAAGCACACCGCCGGTCTAATCGACGCCGATCCGTCGCTTAACGACCCGAGCAACCCGATCGTTAAGGTTACGCAGGAACTCCTGCACAATAAAACGTGGAGTCGGTTTTTTCTGTCCGCTCCGGACGGAATCAAAGCTGCCCACGAGGTTGCCCGGATTATGCACGCCGCCGGACAGGCTAAGGCGCTGCAAGGCGAACTGGACAAGGCCAAAGCCGAAATCAGCCGCCTCAACAAACTGACTGGCATTTCTGGAAGCAACCCTGCTGGAACGCCGACGCCGAAGGATCCGAACAACGTTCAGAGCTTCGACGAATTGCGCGAACTGGCAGCGGCGGTGGACAGAGGCGAGTCAGTCTAAACGACAGACGAACTCACTCTTGTTAGATGAATACCACGACGACTCTTTCCAACACGTATCAGACGTTCTTTTCCAAACAGCTGCTCAATCGCGTAAAGCAAGAAACGCAGCTCCTTGCCTTTGCGAAGCTCGAGGACATGCCGAAAAATGCCGGCGCCACGACGATTCGCTTTTTCCGTCCGCCGACTGCTGACTTGTCCGCTGCCGGCGCGCCAGCAACCCTCACTGAAGGCGTCGCGCCTTCGACCGAACGCGACATTTCGTTCACGACGATCGACGTCCCGCTGGTGCAGATTGGCCAGAAAATGAGCGTCACGGATGTCGTGTCGCAGACGGCCCTGCTGAATACCATCAAGGCTGCCACGGATCTCGCCGCGGATGAATTCACGCTGGATATTGACGTGCGACTGCGGAATCCGCTCTGCAACGCGACCACGGGCCTCACGAAGCGCTACGCGCAGGCGCTGGCGAACTATGCCGCACTCACGGGCGCCTCTGACTCCGCCGGCAAGATCGTCCCGAAGGATCTCCTGATTTCTTCGACGTACCTGTACAAGACCCGCGCGCCGCGCTTCGGATCGGCCACGGCAGGCAAGTACGGTGCGATCCTCAGCGCCGGCCAGTGTGCGGACCTCATGGACAACGCGGAATTCCGCGAGGTGGTCCGCCAAAACAATGCCGAGCGCATTTTCAACGGCGAGGTCGGAGAATACTACGGCACGAAGGTGTGCACCACCTCGGTGCCGTTCACCGAGAACGCCACCGAAGGCACGTTCAGCGGCACGGACAATATTCACGTGGGTCTGGTGCTCGGCAAAGAGGCGTTCGGCGCGGTCAATCTCGCGTCGCTCGGCTCTTCGCTGAAGGGGCCCAAGCTCATCATCGTGGATAAGCCGGACTCCAATAACCCACTGGGCCAGAAAATCTACATCGGTTGGAAGACTTTCTGGGGTAACGCGATTCTCAAGAGCGACTGGGGCGTTGCCCTGCGCTCTCGCACCACCTTCCGGTAAACTGGGGTAGTTACCGGATAAATACAGGAATGGAGGGCGCCGGTGAGCTCATGCAGCTGCCGGCGCCCAAGTTCCACAAACCACAATTTCTTGGCGCGCCGCGCCTCCCAGCATGAGTTCCATCGACTTTCACCAAATCACAATCCGCCCGCAGAAAAACATCCTCGGCGGCGGCCAGGATCAGCTGCAGCAGGAGGATATGCTGCGCGTCGAAGACTACGACGGCAACGCTATCGTCCGTATCACGCCTACGGGCGCCATCATCGGGCTGGCTGGTACCGGCGATATGACGCGTTCCGTCTATGACACGGATCTCGATGGCAAGGTGGATGCCGCCGAAGTCGCGGACCAGGCGACAGTCGCGGATGCGGTCACACTGCCGGTAAGTGCCCTTACGGGAACGTCGCCTGCGCTGGTCTTTGCTGCGCCTGAAAAAGTGCATTTGCATAGCCTCAGCGGCAACACGACGTATACAGCCAGTGGATACGCGGCCGGCCGTCGCATGCGTTTAATTCTGACGGGTGACGGTTCGCAGCGGACGATGACATTGCCAGCCGGCTGGGTGCCTATCGAAGGCGCGCTGGCTACTGTGCCGGCAAATAAGAAAGTGGTCGTAGAAATATTCTGCACCGATGCGACCGAAGCCGGTGTGGTGTACTGGTGGGGGGCGCAGCAATGAGGCTTCTTGCCGCTGCGCACCGTCGCAACCTTAGCCAAGCCACCGCGGCGACGGTGGCGGTCGATTTGGCGACCGCTTACCAAACGTTGGACGGCTTCGGTGCGACCGGACGTCCGCTCATTTACGCGCAAGGCGGCGGCGGAAGTTTAGATTACCTGACCGCGCCGCAGCGCACTGCGTTGCTCGATTACGTGTTCGGCGATTGTAAAATCAATCTGCCCTACTGCGACGACGGCGCGATGGAAGCAAACGCGAATGACGACAGCGACGCGAATACAGCAGGGACGTTCGATTTTCGCGGAGTCGATAATTATGTAAGCGGCATCGCGAGCGGTGCCGCAAGCCGCGGAGTCACGATGCGTGTAGGCGGTGTGCGGTTGTGGACGAAAGGCACCGTGATGGCGTGGCTGCGCACCATCCGAGCCTCGAATTACAACACCTATCTGTCCGAGTGTGCCGAATTCGCCTTCGTCGGATTTCAGCGGTGGGTCAATCAGATGGGATACGAGCCCGATTATTACCACCTCTACAACGAGCCACTTTCTGGAGGGCAGGAAATCGAAGGCGGTATTACGCAGGACCTCGTAGACATCGTCAAAGCAGTTGGCGCACGTTTCCGCGCAGGCGGCTACAATAACGTCATGCTGGTGGTGCCGAGCGAAGAAACGATGGATAAGTCCATCGAGTCGGCGACGGCGATTCTAGCAGACGCGACGGCTCGCCAGTACGTCGGCGCGATCTCGTATCACCCGTACCCCTACGGCTCAGCGTACGCCTCTGTGGTAAATATTCTGGCGCAGTCAGGAGCGGGAACGCCCAACGCTACGGCGAACGCCTCGCGGGCGAATTTGCTAAGCCTCGCGAACACATACGGCAAGAAACTCTGGATGACCGAAGTCTCCGAAGGTCCGGGAAATTCGTCGTATCCAGACCCCGAAGACATCCGCTACTTGCGCGCTCGCGCCATCCACATTCACGACGAAATGCGCTATGCTCGGGCCTCCGCGTTTTTCGGAATGCTCCTGATTTGGGACCGAAATAGCCACATCGACCACTTCGGGAACACGAACTACTTCGACGAACAGTCGACCATCGCACTCCTGCACAATGACACGAGTGTGTTGACGAAAACCGGGATGTCCCGGGCGATTGGACATTATTCGCGTGTCGCGCCGGTAGGCTCCCAAGTCGTCAGCAGTTCCTCGAACGATTCGCTTGTGCAGGTCACAGCATTCAAATCGACGAATAAATTTTCTGTCGTGCTCATCAACAACGCGAGCACGGCCCGTGCGATTACAATCAACCTTACTGGCGGGACTCTAGTAGGCACCTACAGCGGCGAACACTCGGAAGGGGCTGCCACCCGCTGGGGCACTCCGCCAACTCCCTCAATTGGATCGACCAGCATCACCGTCGCGCTCCCGGCCGAATGCGTAACCTCGTATGCTTTTGATTTGGTTCCACCGGCCGGAACGCCTGACGCACCAACACTCACCGCGGTGACATTCGTCGACGATACTCCGGACGCGCCCGTTCTAACCTCAGTCGAATTCTCATGAGCCACAACGTCACATGGACCAACCCACCCGCTAACGCGACGCACATCGAAGTGCTGCGCGCGGCCACTAATCCTCCGTCTTCCGTCGTGGCAACCGTCGCGGTCGGCACTCTCGGAGCGAGTCAATCAACAACCGTCGCGGGCGGCGCTCGCACGGATTACATCGCAGTGCGCGCAGTCAATCAGACGCCTGACCCGGACGTTTCGAGCAGTCTCTCAAACGTGCTGCGAGCGAATCAGGTGCCGACGGTCGGCACGGTGATTCCGGACCAGACCGGCGTCGCCGGCGATTCGGACGCCGTGCTAGACCTAGACACCTACTTCGACGACGACGGCGCAGATACAAATCTGACGTATTCAATTGTTGGATCTCCGGCGTCTGCTTCGTTGGCGGGAACGCGCAATAAAACGCTCACTGTTTCCAAGGCGGCGGCTGTCACGGAGTCGGTCACAATTCGTGCGACGGACGCGGGCGGCCTCACGGTTGACGACACATTCACCGTTACGATCGCTGCGGGATCTACGATCGTGTTCAACGATCTCTTTGTTCAGGCGAGTAATCCTGAGCTGAGTATCCACACGCCGGATACAGGAACCGCCTGGGTGAAGTTCACGGGCTCGTCTGATCTGACGATTAATTCAACCAGCAGCGCGGTGCGCAATCCAGCTGCGGCTGGCGCAGGACGCTACCGTGCTACGCCGTCGATCTCTGGTGAGACTTACGACGTGGATGCCACGATCAACCAGGCCAGCACGCAAGGCGGCGCAGCCGTCGGGGTTATGGCTCGCCTAGAAAGCAGCGGCACGAACTCGCAATTAGAGCGGTGCTCATTCACCTATGACAACGGAATTGGTGGGTGGTCACTCGAACTGAAAGATTTTGGAGCCGCTAGCACGCTCGTGCAAGCGTGGCCTGGGGGTGATGTAGCGATGAAGCTCAAGGTCACGCCAACGCGTGTAGAGGGATGGGCCAACGGGGCGCTGAAGCTCGCGATTGATTCCGCGATTGGCAGCGCAGCCGGTCGCTACGCCGGCCTCGTGAACATGAATTGGAGCAACGGTACCGAGGCTTTCATCGTGAAAGACTTTAAGGTCACCACGTATCCCTGAAATCCCAATCCATGAGTCTACGCAATAAGCACGGCGCGGCCGTTTTGGTGGTGGTTGTGGGCCTGCTTCTTGGCGGTCTCGGTCTGTTCATCGCCAAGCCTCGATTCATGCACGGCGACTCACGCCGGGCGCGCCAGTCCCAAGAGGCAAGCGCTGCACTGCAGGAGGCAGCCACGAAGCAGAGTGCAGAAGCAGCCGCGTCTGTCGTGAAGATCGGGGAGGCAGCTGCCACGGCGCCGGAATCGCCGGAGCGGACGTTTATCACCCGGGAAGTTCCTGTGGCGCTGGCCAAGCTGCCGTCCCCGGATCCGTCCGCGCTGATCGAAGCGGAGCGGCGCAAGGTTGCCGTGATGGAAGGACGGCTCGAAGAAGCGGCGAGGCTGTATGACAAGGCGCTCAAACGCGCCGAAACGCTCGAGAGAGAGAAGGCGGCGGCCATGGCCGAACGCCAGCGCGTAGACCAGGAGCTGCAGAGCGTCGCTGCGGAGAGGCTTGGCGCGGAGCGCCAGCGCAACGCGATGGTGGCCGTGGCAGTACTGCTGATCCTGCTGTATGGCTGGGCCAAATACACGCACTTTTCGCCGGCGCAGATCGCACAGGCTGCCGTGGATATCCGCGGCGGTGCGAAAGCAATCACGGCTCTGGATGGCGTTGCGACGATGTACCAGCAGAAGTTGGTCAAACGCATTGCGCGGCTGAAGGCACCGGACCCAGAGGAATAAAATGACGCGCGACAAAGAAGACGGCAATGACATCAGGGTGAGTTTGACCAAGGCCGGCATCGCCGTGGCGCTGCTCGCGAGCATTACCAGCGTCGTGGGCGCGTGGTTCGTAATTCCGTACCGGCTCACGCTAGCAGAAGCTGCCATTGCGGAAATTCGCTCGGAGCAGAAAGAGACGCGCGAACGCACGATCCGCATCGACGAGAACGTAAAACGCCTCCTGCCCAAACCATGAGCGCCGACACGCATTTCCGGGTCTACGCCTCTAACAATATCGCCGACGTTGAGCCGGAAACGCTCGATGGCACGGGGTTTTCGGAGACGTGCAAAGCGTCCCTGAAAGAGAACATCGAGATTGCGAACAAGACCTTTGTCGGCTCGCCCTCAGAGGACGATATAGACGTGGTGCGCGGTGGGCCGTACTACCTCGGCCCGAACGATCATTCGCGATCGAGGGCGCAGCAGAATATCACGTCGAAGGCGGGCGCGTACTCGATTCTCCGCGGCGACTTTGGCCGGGCGGTAATCGGGCAGTATTCGATTTACGATCGATGGCTGCGCGGTCCCAAGAGCCGGATTGATTTCAGCGATGATGCCGGCGGCACAGTTGAGCTCTGGTGGGCCGAGTACCCGAAATACGTCCCACCGTTCGTGCGCGTTGTGACCGTCCCCCGGTGGAAGGTCTACGCCTACTTTTTGTTTCGCTCGGTGGTGCAAACGCTCACCGGCAAGTAACCAACAACCAAGAGGAGTTTGCGTCATGATGATGGGAATGGAAGACGAGAGCAACGAAGCGGCGCCCGCGAAGGGCATAGAAATCGCCCTGCCTGAATCAGTGCTCGCGATTGATGGAACCGCGCCCAGCGACGGCGACGAAGTGGAATTTACCGTGAAAGGTAGGAAGACGCGCACCGAGGGCGGAAACGCCTACGTGAGCGTCGAAAGCGTGAACGGCGAACCCGTGAGCGCACCTGCCGAAACCAAAGAGCCCGGCTTTGATGACCTCCGAAAGATGGCCGAGGAGGAAGATCAGGCGTCAGTGACCGCTTAAGCCAATGCCGCTGTACGAGTATTTTAACCCCGAATACGGGGTAAATGTGGAAGTCTTCCTGCCGGTCGATGCCCGGCCGGAAGAGATCGTGCTGCGGCGCCGCGGCTTTCCTCGCGCCGTCAGTGTGGGCACCGGGGCAAAGCCGCCGACGCACGGCGATGTCCTTATGCAGGGATGGAAGAAGCACGAGGACTTTAACGGCTCGTACTCGCAACGGAGCGCAGCGGATCCGAGTGCGGCCGAAATCAAAAAAATCTGCGCAATGCCGGATCCCACGGAGTAAAAAGCCATGCCCGTTAATGCCACCATCACCCGCACCACGTATGTGGTGGATGACGAGATCAGCCCCTCAGCGTACAACGCTGCCAGTGCTCTGGCGGTCCAGGTTCCTGACGCTTCCGGTTCCACGGAAGGCGTGGTGCGCCTGGCTGGAGATCTGACAGGCGCAGCATCCGCTCCTGCGCTTGCCGCGTCCGGCGTAGCCGCCGGCAGCTATGGCGCAACCGGCGCGAACGTGCCGAGTGTCATCGTCGATGCTAAGGGACGCGTGACGGCCGCGAGTAACCGCGCGCTCGCGCCAAGCGACATAGGAGCCGCTCCGCTGAATTCGCCGGCATTGACGGGCACGCCGACTGCGCCAACCGCGGCGAACGGCACCAACAGCACGCAGCTGGCCACGACGCAGTTTGTGCAGGCAGCGATTGCGCTCCTGATCTCGGGCGCGCCTGGCGCGCTGGACACGCTCAATGAGCTAGCCGCCGCCCTTGGCAGTGATCCGAACTTTGCAACGACCGTCACCAATGCGCTCGCGGGTAAACTCGCGAAGGCGAGTAATCTGTCCGACCTGACGGACGCAGCCACTGCGCGAAACAATTTGGGGTTGGGAACGGCCGCAGTCGAAAGCACCATGCCGATTGCCAAAGGCGGCACGGGCGCAACGACGGCTTCCGCGGCTCGATCCGCGCTGGCCATCGGCAGCATGGCGCTGCGTGAGGTCACAATCTCCACAGGCACGCCCAGCGGCGGCGCTGATGGGGATATTCACATACAGTACACATGAGCGGGAGCGTAAAAGTTTCGGGGACGTATCGGCCGTTTAACGCACTGCACGTGCGCGTGGGCGGCGTATGGAAACGCGCACTACAGGCGTACGTCCGCGTGGGTGGCGTCTGGAAGCCGTTTCTCGATATCAATTTTTGGGGACTCGGCTCTGACGGATCCCTGAATACGTCTGGCAACGTGTCGCTGCCCTCGACCACGGACGGGGATGTGATCGTGAAGCAGTACACAGATTTGACGATCAACGCAGGGCACACGCTCACCGTGTCGAATCGCTGCAAGGGCCTCCTGGTCTACGTCAACGGAAACTGCACGATCAATGGCACGCTGAGCATGACCGCACGGGGTGCGGCCGTGGATCCCGTCGCAGCGGGCGTATCCGCGAGCGGGTTACGTTTCCGCAGACGCAAGACGGGCGGAACGTCGTCGGATTCGTCGACCAATCTTTTGGCCGGGTGCGGTACCGCGGCCGTCGACGCTGAAAACCTTCAGGCGCCGCTTTCCTCGGACGGCAATATTTACTCGATCGCGCGCGCGGGTGCTTCTGGGAGTGCTGGTGGTTCGAATCCGGGCGGCGGCGCCGGCACAGCGGGCGTTGCAGGATCCACCGGACAGACCGGCGGCGGTGGCGGCGGTGGGAACCGAGACAGCGGCGGCGTCGCTGGCGTGGCTGGTAATGGCGCCGCGGGTACGTGCTTTTCGGGTGGTTCCGGCGGCGGCGGATCAAAGGGTGCAGTGACCGCATTCAATGCGGCGACCAATGGCGGCGCGGGTGGCGCGGCCAACGGCGAAGGCGGTCCGTTCGATCTTCCCGGCGGTGGCGCCGGCAATCCCGGCGGCGCTGGCCACAACGGCGGGCCCGCGGGCGGTGATGGCACCGGCGGACTCTTGGTTTTGTGTGTGCGCGGTACCCTGACCATTGGCGCATCGGGCTCGATCGTCTCGGGCGGATCCAATGGCGGCAACGGCACCGGTGGCGGCGGCGCATCCGGCGGCGGCGCGATTTTGGTTCTCTACGGCGGCAGCCTCAGCAATAGCGGCGTAGTTTCTGCGCCGGGCGGTACCGGCGGTGCGGATGCCACTTGGAGCGGCGGCAATGGCGGCGACGGCTCCGTACAAATTGACCAGGTTCTCCAGTAACTCGAAAGGATCCCGTGACTCTCCTCGAAATCTCAGACTATTGCGCCGCGTCCCTCGGATTTCCCGATGCGACAACGAAAACCCAGGCCAAGGAGTTCGCCAGGCTCCGCTGGAAAATGATCTGGGATGCCCTGATCTGGCGCCAGTCGCGCGTGCGTAAGACAATGAGCGTCACGGCGGGCACGCAGGTGGTGACGATGGACAGCGACGTGCAAAAGGTCTTGGCCGTGAGAATCGACGGGCAGCGAGAGCTGATGCCGAGCGATGATCTCGCGCAAATGGCGCTGGATCCCGCCGGCGCCGATACCTCCGGGGATGCCGTGGCGTTTATGCCGGAGCCGAGCGACTCGTCCGGCAACGCCCGGATCCGCTTGCACCGGCCGCCGCTCGCCAATTGCACGCTACTTTTGATCTGCAAGGCGAAGTGCACGCCGCTCGTGAATGACTCGGACTCGCCGACTCTCGATGGCGTGGATCAATGCCTGATCGCGTACACGCTGGGGGATCTGTACCAGTGGGCCCGCCAGGGTTCGCGCGCACAGATAAAGTTCCAAGAGGCGATGGGCCTACTCGAGGCGATGAAGAATCTTGAGACGGTGCAAACCGGCGCCGTCGCCAAGATCATTCCGAACGTGGAACCGCCAGAGTGGAACTGGGAGTATTGATAATGTCACTACGCCTTCAGAACGACGCGATAGACGAAGAGCCGCAGAAAGAGCGGGAGCGCGGCTTTGTCGGGTATGACAACGCCCAGAAGGCGGCAGAGCTGCCGCCCGGAATGCTCGCGGGCGGTTCTAACATCGTCTGTGACGTAAACCTTTTGGCCGATACGCGCCCGGGCTGGCGGTTTAACTCCGCGCTAAATACGCTGCCTTTAAACGCGGGAACCTACCGCGTGCAGGGCCTGGGGTATTACGACATCCCGAACTTCGAGCGCACACTGGCGGCACGCAATGGCCGGCTGTACGAGATCCAGGGCGCGGGAGTCTCCGCGGTGAATGCGGTGGTCAGCGGAGTCTCACTCAGCGCCACGGCAGATGTGACCTTTGCGCAGCTCGTCGATAAAATGTTCTACACGGACGGCACGACGCTGCGCTTTTCGAGCAACAGCGCCGGATGGTCGCACGGCAGCGTGACAACGTTCAGCGACGCAAGCGCCATGCCGGGCTTTGCCATTCTCGAGGCGCACCGGTTCCGGCTTTTCGCGGTCGCCAAAGACTCGGACGTCATCTATCCGTCCGGGATATTGGCGGCCAGTACCGCGGCAGACTGGGTGAAACTTCAGTCTATCCGAGTTGGCACAGGCGGCGGTGATTCGATTCGCCGGCTGATCTCCGGCCAGGACAGCAATCTCCTCGTTTTAAAAGAGGGCAGCGCATGGTCTGTCGATACGACAGAGTCCAGCTCGGCAAATTGGACCATTCGCAAGATTTCCGACAAGGTCGGCTGTGCGGCCGGAAAAACCGCGGTGCAGGCTGGGCAGGATGTGTATTTCCTCAGCCGATACGGCGTCGTTAGCTTGGGCGGACTCAGCACCACGGACGCGATCAACGCGACTGCGACGCTGTCGGCTCCGATTCAGCCGGTCATTGACCGGATCAACTGGACAGCTGCGCCGGATGTCGCGTTCGGTGTAGTGTGGAAAAACTACTACGTGCTATTTCTGCCTCTCGATTCCAGCACGTATTGCAACTACGCGGTTGCGTTTCACCTCATTACCAAGCGGTGGATGCCTGAGTGGAAAATCCCACTCGGGGACCTATCGATCGACACCGGAACCACGGCCACGTTTAGCGGGTTTTCCGCCGGTGCCACCACGTACTTTTCGGGAACGCAGGAAACGATCATCGGTGATACGTGCGGCCGGCTCCATCGACTCGATGATACCTACGACAAAGACGACCTAACGTCCGCGACGAGCCAGGATATTGAATCCTGGGTGCTGCTGCGGGCGTTTGAGTTTGGCGAAAAAGAGAACCGTAAGCAGCCGTTCTGCCTTTGGGTGGAGTTCGATAAGTGCACGTCTTCGGACCTGACGGTGTGCTTGGTTCCGGACGCGGCAGTCAGTTACCCCAAAATTGCGCTGGGGGGCGACCGGTGTGTCGAAATGGGTTTCAGCGGCAGCAATCAGCCGAAGTTCCCGTTTAAGCTCCCGCTCAAGTTTTCCTCGCAAAATATCTACCGCCGAAAATGGCTGCTCATGAAGTTTCCGAAATTCAATGAGCTGCAGATTCAGGTTGTTTCGAAGAAGGGAAAGATTCGCCTGCGAGAAGTGATGGCGGCTGCATTTGTGGAAACAGTCAATGTTCTGTGAAGCCGTCGAACATACAGCTTGCCGCGTTTGCCAAGCGTCACTTGAGGGCGCTCCGCTACACGCGCCGCGAGCCGCTCGTCAAGATGGTGGATTGGTACGCGCATGTGGCAGGACTTGGCGTCATGCGCGTGGACGGGAAGCTTGTGGCCATTGCGATGGCCCGCTGCGTGCAGTCGATCGCGCAGGCTCTTGAAGAGCCGTGGGCGCACGACGAGGACGCGGGCAAAGTAATTTGGGTGGAAAACATCGTGAGCTTGCACCCTGCGGGAATCGGGGTGTTGCTCACGCAGGCAATGCAACGTTTCGGACGACGCGACGCGTTTGCAGGCCGTGTTTTCTCTCGGGCTGGCGAGCTCCGGATGCTGCCGTTCTCCGTCGTGGAACGTTTAACGCAGAATCCTACAAGCCATGGGCTCACCACCAGATGTTGAGGCGCCGGACTACGGCAAAGCTAACCAAGAGGCGGTTTACTCGGACTTCGCTACGCTGCCCGATCGCGCGCGGATTGAGCAGGCCTCCCGTTTTGGCGACGTCGTCACGTACCAAGACCCGAGAACCGGCGAGACAAAAACGGCGGATTTCCGCGGCGGCTTTGATGCCGACAAGTTTTTTAAGGATAATCCCGAGGCGAAGGCCGGCTGGCTCGAGGAGCAGCGCAACAACGGGTACGACCGCGGGGATGGCACGATCTTAAAGGCGCGCGACCCGCAGACGTTCGTTGAACAATGGCTGCAGTGGTCCGGACGGGATCCGTCCGAGATGGACACTTACCGCCGCGCGGGTGGTGATTTGGCGTATGCGCAGCAGGCTGCGAACTTGGCCGTTGAAACAAACGACCGCGTGCAGCGCGGGCAGTTGGACTTGCGCCAGGAGCTGGTGACTGATCCGGAGACCGGCAAGAAACTGACACGCGGCGAAATGGCTGCGCTTCAGACCGCGCGCGAGATCCGCGGCGCAGATCCTTTGGCGTATCAGGCGCGCCAGGATCTCACGCAGAAGGTGATGAACGATCTGAATACGCCGGCCGAAAGGGTCGCGGCGGATGAATCGTTCGGAAAACTCGCGGACCAAACCGCCGGGATCAACGCGCCTGGAAAGGATGCCCGGTTTGGTTCGCTCTTCGACGAGGCCAAGACGCAGCTTTCGATGCCGAGGGATCGCACCGGCGAAATCGACGCGGCCACGCGCCTGCAAGGGCGCTCCGCTTTCGATCCGGTGCTGATGAAGTACGCCTCGGAAGTTGACCGGCTTACGCCAACCGGCGGCGACGTGCGGCTTGGCGATATTTATTCCCGCGCCTCCGGCCGGGGCAACGGGCGTTTGGGCGAACTTGCGAGTGAGGCGGACAGACGGCTCACGGGCGAGGTTAACGACCCGAGCAACGCGGCTCTAAACATGGGGCTGCAGCAGGCAGTCGACGAGTACAAGCTGGGTGGCCAACTGGATCCGGAAACGAAAAACCAGATCATGCAGGATGTGCGCGCCTCGCAGGCGGCACGCGGCAATGTGTTGGGAGACTCGGCCACGCTCGTGGAAGCGATGGAGCTGGGCAAAGCTGCCGAGGCGCGCAAGGCGCAGCGGCTACAGCAGCTCTTGGACGTGCAGGGAAAAGCGTTCGGTCAAAATCAGTCCCTGCGGGACGAAGAGCGCAGCGCGGTCGCGCAGCGACTCGGTACGCTCCAAAATCTGGATACGACGGCTTTTGACCGTTCGATGTCCAACGACGAACTTCTGGCGCAGTTGCAAGGCCAGGATTTTGGACAGAAGCAGAGTCAGGCGGCAACCCGGCTGGGCGCCGTGGGCGACGTCGCGGGCCGTGTGACGGATAACACCCGGTACAATGACTCGGCACGTCGTGATGACGTCAACCAGCGCTTCGGCTTGTTGCAGGGTGCGGACATATCGAACCTCAACGCCGCGGCTTCCCGCTTTGGTCTGTTGTCGGGTCTGGTGAGTTCGGATGTCGCGCAGGATCAGCAGAACTTCCAAAACAACCTGACCAAGATCGGCACGGAGGCGACCCTCCGCGGCCAGCAGGTCAACGAGAACCGGACCACTCGAAACGAGAATTACGGCCGCGAGCAGCAGAAACTGGCAAACGCTTCGAGTTTCATTCTCGGGCAGCCCATCACGAATCAATTTGGCAGCCTCGCTTCCGCGCAGCAGGGCTCCGTGGGTTTCAATAACATCGGCTACAAGTCCGGGCCCGGTACCGCAGATCCGTCGACCGCCGCGGGGCAGATTTACGGCTCTCAGAGCCAGATCTACCAGCAGAACCAGCAGCTAAAGGCGGACAATCAGAATCAATGGATGCAGCTCGCCGGCAGCGCTGCCGGCGCCGCCGCGGGAATGATGATGTAACCAAAAAACGGAGACACTACCATGGCAGGCATTGGAGACGGTTTTACTTCAGGTTTGGAACTCGGTTCGCGCATTCGCGACAACGGCAAACGCCGTAAGATCGAGGAGGCGCGGATGGCGATGGACAAGGAGCAGTTCCAAAAATCGCAGGAACTGCAGCGGACGCGCGATGCGCTGCAGATGGACCACGACATGAAAAAGCTGATGGCGGAACAAAACTGGCGGTCCGGCGAAGGCGACAAAGACCGCGGCTGGCGCTCCGGCGAAAGTGAGAAAGACCGGGGCTTCCGGTCGACGGAATCGGCGGCGGATCGCGCCATTGCGAAGCAGAACGCCGACACGCACCAGCGCGCCTCCGATGCTGGTGTGCTCTTTGGCGGAAAGAAACTCGCTTGGGAGATGGATCCGGAGAACCCGCACAACAAGGTGTTGAATTCGCAGTCGGAGTATTACTCGGCCGGCCGCCAATCTCCTCGCGAAACTCTGGAGTACGACCCGGAGGGGAATCTTGTCGGCCGAAAGGTCGTGCAGCCGATGGCGGGTGGCCCGGCTGCGGCGCCGGCCGCGGCCGAAACGATGAACCCCGGAGCGAAGCTTGCCGCAAAAAAGAACGTGCCGCTTTCGGCGATACAGTACCTGCGGAAAAATCCGCAGACCGCGGAGCAGTTCAAAGCGTTTTACGGCGTCGATCCTGAAGAGTACCTGAAGTGAAAAACCCCTACGAGCAGTTCGGCGTCGAAGAGCAAGGAAACCCGTATTCAAACTTTGGATGGGAAGGCGAGGAGAAGGACTCCGCGCCGAATCCGTATTCCGAATTTGAGGACATCGGCGCCGTCAAAGGGCTGGTGAACACGGCGCGCCGTGCTGGGCACAGTGCGCTGTCCACCGTCAATGTGGCCAGCGCGGTTGGCGCGGGTGGGCGCCGTGATGACTACCTGACCGACGCCGAGCGGCTCGAAAAGCAGGCGGATACGATCGATCAGTTGCAGCCGTCGTGGTCTCCGGAGAATCGCGCCGCGTGGGCCGAGCGGGCCCGGAAGACAGCTCGCGGACTGCGCGAACGCGCGGAAGGCATGCAAGGATCCGTGAAAAATGCGCTCACGCGCGCTGCAGAGTCGAACGCTGCCGCCGAGAAGATTCCAGTTTCTGACGATTACCAGAAATACCAGGACGCGAAGGGCGGGCAGGCGTTCGTCGAGTTCCTCAAAAATCCCGTTGAGGTGCCGCTGAATATCGCCACCGAAGGCATGGTGGGCAGCGCGCCGGCGCTGGCGCTTGCCGCTCTTGGATCTGGCGCCGGGCCCGCTGGCACAGCGCTGGGTGCGGGCATGGGATCATTCGGCTCTGAGTACGCGTCGACTTGGCTCGATGTGGCGCGGGACCGCAAAATTGATATTCGCGACGGAGACGCGCTCATGTCCGCCTTCGCCGATCCGGAGGTGCAAGCAGAAGCGAGAAAGCGAGGTGTGGCGCGCGGCATCCCGGTGGCAGTGTTTGACGCGTTGTCCGCCGGAATCGGTGGGCGCCTGGCCGCACCCGCGGCTAAGCAGGGCGTGAAAAAGCTGGTCAAGAGCGTGGGCAAAGAGCTGGCCGAGCAGGCCGGGCTTGGCATGGCTGGCGAAGCTGCGGGGCAAGTGTCGGAGCAGCTCGCGACCAAGGGCCGAGTGGATGACCTGAGCGTGAAAGACATTGTGGCCGAGGGTATCGGCGAACTGGTGCCCGGTCTCGGCGAAGTGACGCTGGGCGCTACTCGTAGGCTCGCTGCGGATACCGGCAGAAACACGCCTGAAAGTGTCGACACGCTGAAGCGGCAGCAGGCTGCGTTGGTCGAGGGCAGGCAAGAAGTGCAGATGTTTCCCAAAGGGACAAAAGAGCTCCCGCTCCCGGAGGGTTTCGGCCGCGTCGAGACGGACCGCGGGATATTTCACTTCAACCCGGAGAAGATCGACGCCGGCACGATCGTGGAGGCCAGCAAGTCTGGCCGGGAAAACGAAATCCTCGGACTTGGGCCAGCCAGCAAGGCGGACATTGATGCGCGCGCTGCCACAGGCGAACCGGTTACGGCCGTTGTGGAGCAGGCGCCGAACGGTACCGAGATCAAAGCCGCGTTGGCCACACCAACGACGCTGAAGGAAACCGCGTCCGAGATGACGGCGCGGAAGGCGCCCGACAGCAAGATAGTCACAAAATCGCCCCAGTCTGTTGTGGAGAGCCGCGGCGGCGTAGTGGGGGACCTGTTACAGGCGGACAAGCAGCAGCAGAGCCAGCGCGCGGAAGCTGAAGCCAGGGAGCGCGCCGAGCGTGAAGCTCGCCAGCAGGAGCTCGCGCAGAAGCGCGGCCGGTTTGACGAGACCATGCAGGCGGCGGTCAAACTGGCGAAGGATCCGCAGCGCAGCTTTGCGGCGGTGCAAGGTGCGCTCGAGTCGGCAAAGTTTTACGCCGACGACAATTCTCTTGGGCTGAGTCAGGAGCAGCGCGAAATCGCGCTGCGTGCCGTCAAGGTGCTGCAGAATATGGCCAATCAGATGGCGCCGGCGGAGAACGCCCGGCGCGAAAAGCTGGCTGCGGCGCGGGCGAACTTGGAAGCGCAGCAGGCTGCCGTGCAGCAGGCGAAGATTGCCGCAGATAAAAAGAGCGTGGCCGCGGCCGAAGCGGCGGGGATCGGCGCATCCGGGGGAATCGATTACGCGCGACTTTCTGAGCAGCAGCTGGCGCAGCGCGCGCAGGCTGGTGACCGTCGCGCCGAGCGGGAAATGGACCGGCGGGTGATGGTGGGCGACGAGCCTTCGACGGCAGAGAGCCTCATTGACGTTTTGGCGGAGCTCAAACTACCGGCCACGGATCCCAAGTTCGGAGGCGAACTCGCGCAACTGAAAGAGGAGATGAAGCCAGCGCAGCGCATGCGGTTCATTGATACGCAGCGCGGCTCTCTCGATCGTTTGGCGGAAACGCTCCGGGATCGCGGGTTTTCGCAGATCCAGACGCCTGACGACGTGATCAAATGGGCCGGGATTGCCCTGCGTGGTAAACCGGTTTGGTCTCAAGGTGGTTCACCGCAGCAGGTGGACTTTGCCGCAGGTTCCCAGCAGCAGGGCGCCGCGCCCTCGCCCGCGCCCGCTCCGGCTCCGGTGAATCTGCAGCGTGAGCAGGGACTGCTACAGGCTGCGGCCAGTGAACTTTCGAAGCATTATGACCTCGTCATTGGCGAGATCTCCCGCGAGCTGCGTTCCCGCGGTTACCAGGGCGAAATCCCGGAGGGCGCCGAAGCTGCCGTGGGGCATGGCGCGATCGTAATTGATTCCGGCGCGTACCGGAACCGGGAAACGGGCGTTGCCCGGTTGGCGCACGAAGTGGCCCACCTGTATCTAAACGCGCTGCCCAAGCAAACCGTCGACACGCTGAAGGCGATGCACCGCGCCGAAGTGATGCACAAGACGGGACCGCTCTTCGATCAGCACAGGAATCTGCGCACAGATCTGCGTTTTGTGACGGATCTAAACGAGCGCGGCTTTGGCGAGTGGTTCGCCGAACGCGTGCGGCTGATCAATCAGCAGTGGGCGGAAGGGCGGGTAAACCGTGCGGAAAAGCCGCTCCTCGTCCGGCTCGCCGCTGATATCCGGGACATGCTCCGCCGCGTTTTTGCGCGGATCAGTCGCCGGCAAGGCATCAGCCCGGAAAGCGCGCTGTTCGAACAGGGCTTCCGGAAGTTTTGGCAGTCCGGCGGCACGTACTCGCCGAACCGGGAGGCGGTCGCGTTTGCGTCGCAGCCGGCGCCGGCGCCGAAGCCAGAGCGGACGTTTCAAATAACGCCGGAATTGGCGGCAAAGCAGGTTGCCGTCGTGGCGCTGCCTGAGCGCCCGGCCAGCGGTCGCAATCCATCCGAGGTGCGCGCGGCCGTGATCGAGGCAATGCGGGACAAGTTCAATGTGCCGGTGAAGAATGAGGACACGGGCGCGCAAATCGCGTTCAACAAAGCCTCACTCGCACATGGTTTCCAGCACATGGGCCCGCAGAACGTTTACGCTGCTCTGGCCTTGCCGGAGTTGCTCCGCAGCGCGGTACATATCGCAAAAGAGGCGGATAAGAGAAACCGTCCCCAGGTTCGAGCTGTTCACCGCTTTGCGGCAGCTCTCTCGATTGGGCCGCGGATCTACCGTGTTAAACTCACGGTTAACGAGCTCCCTGATGGTCGGCTGCTGTATGACCACAGCGCGACAGAAATTGATGCGCCAGGCGGTACGAATCTCCGGGGACGCACTGGGGAGGACTCAGCGTTGGTCCATCGGCCTGCACCTGGCGCAATCATCACATTGGGGGATCTCTTCGGAGGCGTCAAGCCGGGCGCCCAGGTCCAATTCGCCGCCCGCAAAAACAAAAAACCACCCGGTGGAAGTCTCCCCGCGGGCCTGAATGAACAGGCGCGCAATGGGCCGTCGCCTGGTGAATCCTACGGCCGCCTCGGCGCGGAATTTGACGCTGCGGTAGCGGAGGCTGACCGCGCCCGCACAGAATTGGAATCGTTGCGCGAGAGTCAGGAGCCAGACGTGGAAGAACAGGGCAAACGGCTGCAGCAGACGCTGCGAAATGCCGAACGTAGGGCAAAGCAGCTGGCGAAGCAGATGGACGCCCTACGCGCAGCAGAAGCGCCCAAAACGAAGATTCCCAATGCGGCCGAAATCATCGCGGCGTCGGCAAAGGTCGAGGCTCTGCCCCAGGTCGATCGCAAAGCGGCATTGGTCGAGGAGCTGAATAAGGCCGAGACCAGCGGGCGGCAGATGAGGGCCAAGGATTCGCTGCAGTCGGAGGTGGATGCCGCGTGGCACGAGAAACGTGCCGCGCAGCTGCGCCAAACGCTCGATCGCGAATTCCCTGGCTGGAATGAAAGCGGCCACGCCACGCCTCCCGGCAAGCCGCCGGTCCCGCCAATCGTTACCGAGGGCGCGAATCCGGAGGATTCCGAGCCTTCCCCATTCGCCCAGCCCGATGTGCCCATGCCGGTGCGTCCGGCGCTCGCGCGTAAAGTCATGTTCCAGACCGCCGTCACGCCGTCTGCGATACACGGTGCGTGGGAAAAGGTGCGGAACGTTCTCACTGGGATCCGCGGTCCCTTGCCGGAACTGCCGACGTTCCCGGCTGCAGCATGGAACGCCACAGACCGCTTTATCCGCCAATTTGGCGCCAGCTTCTACAACCGCGCCAAGGAAGGGTACCGCGCTTTTAAGTCGATCGGCGACCATGTGCAAAAAACTGCGGAGATGAAAGTCGCCGCCATCACGAAAAAGCTCCTCGAGGTGGAAAAGTTCGATGCGAACAAGTACGCACGGGCGCAGAAGATTCAGGAGTCGATACGCAAGGCGCGCGCGGAAGGGCGGACGCCGTCCGCTCAGCAGCTGGCGACATTCGAGGCGCTCGCGAGTGAGGCCGAGTCGCACCCGTACGTGCTCTTCCAGAATCTGGTGCTTTTCTTGGATCTGAATTGGCGGCAGCAGAACCTGAAGGACTCCGAAGGTAAACCCATCCGCCTGCCGTACAATTTGAACCCGGCCGAGGTGGAAGCAGAGCTAGACCGGTTGTCCGGGATGCTTGAGGCGAGTCCGCACCGGGATCTGATTGCGTCGGCCCTTAAACAGCACATGGCGCTGGTAAAGGAAGTGGCCGATGATCTGAAGAGCCGGGACCTGATGGCCGGCGACGAACTGGCCAACCCATTCTATTTCCCGCACGTCACGCTCGAGGCACGCAAGGGCGACAAGATTGTGCAGCGTGAGCTGCGGATAGAAAAAGTGCGTCCGAGTACCGAGGCCGATTTCCGCGGCTACCTGATCGATCCAGTGGGCAGCGATAAGCCCATTGAAACCGACTACGTGCGCGCGATGTATTATCACCTGGTGCAGGTGGGTGCGCACAACGCCCGGGCAGACATCGTGAGAAAGAATTTCCGGGTGTATGACGTGCGCGCGGAAGTGGAGAAACGGGCCCGAGAACTCTCCAAAGAGCGAGGGTATAGCGTCAGTTGGGAAGCTGCGTTTCACGAGGAGTATGGACCGAACGGATACGTTCTTTACGGGACGGATAGCCAGGACGCGTTTCCGACCGTTACCGTCGACCGTGAGCGACTGGCGCAGCGGCTGGGGGTAATGCTCACGAGCGAAGATCTGCAAAAGCAACTGCACGATCTCGGCCTGCGCGGGATCAGACTTTTGCCCGAGGATCTGAAGGAAACGATGCAGCTTGGCGGCAAGGAAGTTTGGATTCTGCCTGCCAAGGTAGCAGAGGCGCTGCGTGGGATTTCTGAGCGGGAGGATCTTCGTAATGGAGCGCTAGACGTGGCTGTAAAGGCAGCGCTTGGCTACTGGAAGAAATGGAAGCTATTTACCCCGCATAACCACATCCGCTACGAGTACGGGAATATTTCCGCGGACCTGGAGAAAATTTTTTCCGCGGATCCAGCTACGTTTAAACAGTTCATCCCGTCCGCGAGAGAGCTGGTGGCTTTCTGGAAGGGGGCCGCGCCTGGCCCGGATCTGCAGGCGGCGTTGAAAGAAGGCGTCTTAAACGCGATCACTGCACAAGAGATGAAGGCGCTGCCGCAGATGCCGAATTTTGCGGAGTTTGAAACCCGTGGCAAAAAGGCGTGGAATGAGTTCAAGGCCGGAGTGAGCGCACCGATGATGAACTTGACGCGCCTCTTTATGGATGGGGGCGTGGCCGGCCGCGTCACCAGCGTGGAGCAAAGCGCGCTGCGTGAAGCAATCACCCGGTATGCGAAGTTTAAAGCGGACCTCGAACGGATCCGGAGTGGGTCGCGGCCGGAGTATGCCGGCGCGTATTGGCGTGACGTTGAGGCGATCCAGGACAGTGAGCCCGGGGCAAACGACGCAGACGTGCGCAAGGCGGCGGCAATCAGCAAGGCGACGTTTGGCGATTACGCGGATATCTCCGTGTTGGGCTCCACGCTGCGCGATAAATTTATCCCGTTCTACAGCTGGCTCGAGGTGAACTTTAAGTATCACGCCAACCTGCTGCGAAACCTGCGAGACATGACCATTGCCGGAGAAAAAAGCAGGGCCGAAGCGCTGGAGGCGGGAACGCGGGCTGCAGCGGTGTTTGCTAGCGGTTTCACTGCGCGAGCGGCAGGCGCGATCGTGCTACGGCTGGCGCTCCCGTATATCGCCGTGGCGATCTGGAACAACTCGATGCATAAGGACGTCGAGGACGAGCTGAGCGAAGAGGATAAGCGTCGGTTTCACCTGATCCTCGGGCGTGACAGTGAAGGCAAAGCGCAAGTCATGTACGCCCCATTGGCGCTCATGGACGTGATGAAGTGGTTTTCGGGGCCCGAGTTTGTGCGCGTATCCACGGCGTGGATGCGCGGGCAGATGGATTTTCCAACCGCGGTTGCCACTTGGCGCGATCGACTGCTGCCAGACCTTGCAAACAATACTTTTGGTCAAGCGGGTCCGTTAGTTCAGATCCCTGCCGCGCTGTTTTTTAAGAAACGGATTTTCCCGGATGTGACGCAGCCCGGCAAGATTCCCGCGTATGACATGCGCCGCACCATTCTTTCGATGCTCACGGATGAGTTTACTGCGGACGTGGTCGAGCGCACTGTGAATAGGGACTATTATGCGCCGAAGGACTTTGGAACGTGGGCGCAGCAGCTGATCTTGCAGGTCCGGCAGCGTGACGCGGAGTCGTGGGCGTATTATTCAATTCGGGATAAAGCGGCAGACTTCCTTGAGGCTAAAACCGGTGATTCGGCTGCACGCACCGACCGTGATAAGAAAAACGAGGAAGTTTTGCGCAATTTTCGCAAAGCCGTGTACCGCGGGGACGTCGAAGCGGCTATGCACTTCTACAAGCGCGCATTGGATTATGGATACACATCTGAAAACTTTGCTAGCAGTGTGCGTGGTCAGGATCCGCTTGGAGCGCTGAAGAAGAAAGACGGACTGCGCCGCGAGTTTGTGCAGTCGCTGAGCGAATTCGACCGCGAGCAGCTACGAAAGGCGTTCATCTATTACGACAAGATGAACTCAATTCGTGGCCGGGAAAAACTCCTCTTCCCGAGTGAGCGATGGGGTAAGGCTGGTCTGCGCAGCTACCAGGAACGGCCGCGCTTCAAGTACCTGCAAGGACTCTTCGAGGCATCGCAGCAGCAGAGCGAGGAGGAGCGTCGCCGGCGCGCCGATCGCGCGCTGCAGCAAAGCTTGGCGCCGTCGCGCCGGTGATGCGCTCATGCGCTTACCCGTTACAGAACAGGCTCGGCGCTGCCTCGAATCTCACGACGGTGAGCTAAAGGCTCGTGACATTGCGGAAAGAACCGGGCTGACGAACCACCAAGCGGCGCAAGCGTTGAGGCATCTGCTGCGGCTGGGGATCGTCGATCGGCGCCGCGATTATTTGGCGCGCCTGCGCAACGTGGGCGAGTGGTCGTACTCTTACCGCCGAGCGGAGGAATCTCAGACGGTTTCCGTGTCCGCGTCGCCGGCTTGCTCCTCGATCGTTTCCACCGGTGTGGGTGGCGGCACGTCCTGATATTTGACCGCCAGCGGCAGCCGCTCGGACGGATCCTTGCTGTACCGAGTGGCCCAGCAGTACCCCGGCGGCAGAAGTAGGTCAAAGGCCTTGAGCTCCTCGTCTGTCAGTGGGACGGCGTAGAAGCTGCGGATTACCCGCGGCGAATTGCCCATTTCCTCGGCCGTTGTGTTTACGTTCTTTGTGCGCCGCAGGTAGAAGGATCCGAACGTGTGGCGGCAAATATCAGGCTGCCAAATCTCGCCGAGCCCGGTTGCCGCCTTGATGCGCTCGTGTAGTCGCGCTTTGAATACGACTTCCGGGCAGTGTGCCTGGCAGTATTCGAACCACGCCCGGGCGTTCGGGGTGATCTTAACCGCGCGGTGCGTACGGGTGCGGGCGTCGCCAACAAAAATATACCCCTCGGCCATGTTCACCCGGTCCGGGTGTGTGGCCAAGTCTTCCACTTCGCTGGGCCGAAGTCCTGCAAACGTCCGAAGGGCAAAATTGTAGAGCATGCGGACGCGTTTACCCGTGGTGCGGTCAAGTCCGGTGAGCTCGGCCGCGACGCGCAGAAGGTCGGCCACTTGCGCCGTGCTGAGGCGCCGCTGCGCCTCGGAGTCAGTTGCCTGGATTTCATCGAGAGAGCCGAAGAGATCGCGCGTGATGATCTTGCGCTTGGGGTGAGCGAGCCAGCGCGCCAGGTTTGTGACGACCGCGCGGCGGTTGATCTTGGACCGGCCCTTGAGCATCGGCGCATGGATCCATGGTTCCACGTTGTCCGGAGTGAACTCTCGCACCTCTTTGATGCCGGTTTCCCGGAGCATTTGGTCAATCCGCGTTTCAAGGGTGCGCCACGTGTGGTGCGCGCGCTTGATCTTCACTTCCCGTAGAAACGACTCGATGAAGGGTTTTAGCTCGCGGTGGTCACGCGTGCCGGGGTCACGATCGAGAATCGCTCGGCCGGCGGAAATAATGGATCGATTCCCGATCATGGCGACGAGTTGCTCGCACTCGCGCACCTGAGCCGTGGTGAGCCATGTGCTGACTACGTTTGTCTCGACCCGCTTAAAAATGCCGGTCTCGTGTTCGTAATTGAGCCGCGCGGCCTCCGCGGCGGCCAAAGTCTTGTGCCGTTCGCGGATTCTGGGCTTCCCCGGCAGCTTCCCGGAGAGTACGTAAACGGTGCTTCCTGAATTGTGAAGGAGCAGAGATTTGATGGAAAGGGTCCCTAGGCGAGGCATGCCCAAAAAATGCCCCATCTCATAAGTCGTGACAAGATTTTACACGTTTGAGAGGAGAGGCAAAGGGCTGCAAAACCTCTATCGCCGGTTCGATTCCGGCCCGCGCCTCCAGGGTTAAATCCCTGAATATCAGAGGGAAACGGGAAAGGTGAACGCAGCGGGGCGAAACACCAAAGGACAGCAAAGGACACCAAAAAACACGCTATTTGGCAATTTTGGTGGCAAAGAAAAAGAGCGTTGCGAACAAGGGTAATTCTGGCTGGCTGTTAAAAATGTTGAGACGGGCTTGCATCGGCGTGCTCCGATTAGTGCAGATTTGTTGTGCGGGGATACTCGCGTATTCCTTTGTGATGGTCGTAATGGTTCGTCGGATCGGTCCTAGCACGCGCGAGGATGGCTTTGGAAACCACGTATTCCGCGATGAGTCGTCAGCTGGGTACTACCTGCACCTTCTGCCAATCGGAATCGCCGTGATGTTGATCGCTGGATTCAGTGAAAAGGTTATCGCGTGGCTCCGCCGGAGTGGTGCTCCCCTAAAGTGACCGAAAAAAAGCGGTCACACGTTGGGTTTGGCGGAAACTGGCGGCACGGGACTCTGCTCCTCGGGGTGTGGCAATATTGCCAGCGTGGCGTCTGCCTTTACGAGGTCATTCCACGCAAGGATTGTCAGGTAGACGCTCCTGTTTTTTAGGCCCAGCTGCTTAACCCGCGCTTCGACCTTTGCCAAAAGCTCTGGGTCGCCCGAAAGGGAGGTGGATTTTTTTTTCGGCCTGGCTTTTGCCACGTCCCGGAGCCTTTCGCCTTTACCGGATGTCCCAAGTTGGAAAAAATACCTGTTCTTAGTGTACGCGGATGAACGAATAGGAAAAATCCCCTAATGACCATCGGGAAATTTCCTTATAAAAGTGGGCAATCGCGCCGTATTCTCCGCAATGTTCTCGAACGTGAGCGGCCGGAGAAGGATTCCAGAAAAGGTGGTTAAGGAGCTACGCCGTGACTTGGCTATAGTGCTCCGACTGCTTTCGAAAAAGCAGCTGATCCAGTTTGAGCTGGAACGGTCCGCTAGTTGTGACCGCCGGCCTCAGCCGTGGTTTGAGGGCGGTTCGCCTTTGCCCGTGCCTGCTTCTCAGCCTCGAGAATTTCTTGGGCGGTAGGCCCATTCAAAATCTCAGTTTCAAGCGAGGGGTGGCAGATGTCTTCAGGGTTATTGATGACGCGCCCTAAGCAGCGGAGTAGTTCGCGGAGGTCTTGAAACTCGGCTCGCGCCGCATCCCGAATCAGAGGACTGAAAATGTCTTGTAGTGTAGCGGGCACTACAAGCGGGTTCGCGCCGTCTGTGTCGCTGCTGAGACCAATGTTGATTAACGAGGATGGGACATTGGCGCTCCGTAGTTCCTCGAGCTCATCTCGAAGATGTGCGACGATGAGTTCTGCGCGCGGCCCTGCATCGGGGGAGATGTGCTGGCAAATGGCGGCTAATTTGTCCGGCGTGGGACGGAGGACTCCGTTACAGTAGCGCGAAAGAGTTGGCCTATCAATTCCCGTCAATTCTGAGAGGCGGGTCTGCGACATATTTAGGACTCGCAGGAGAGAGACCAGGGTTACGGCGGTATTTGTCATGGGAGGCTCGTTAGGGAAAAACAGCACGAACTTGCTAAAAATAGCAAGAATGCGCTTGCATTTAGGGAAAACCGCTACATGTTTGAACGGGAAATCAACTGAGGGTTAAATGAGCAACATACCGGAGATGCTACGTCAAACGCTACGTCTTGCCGCAAATCACGGCAAGGAAGTGGAGAAGAAGTTAGCACGTAGGTACACGCGTGAAATTGAAGGTGTCATTTCGCGTTTGGAAGGGGATGATGCCGAAGGCGTTTCCTTCGCGACTGCCGGCCAATCGGGCTTGCCCAGCTGGAACACAGTTAACCCGCCCAAGGATCGCAGCTTTATTGCTGTTGGCAATATCGTCTATGCGGACGACCACGGCGGCTATTCTGAGCCGTTCTCTGGCACGATCCGCTGGAAGTCGAAGGATGACGACGCCGGCACGAAGGGCTGGGAAGGCTGGGTGTGGGACAGCAATGGCCTAGCGGTCGCCGATCAGCTCGAGGAGCAGGTGATTGTGCATTTTTGGTCCGACGTCCCGAGTAGCGAAAAGAAAGGGGCGGTATGATCGTGCTGGAAATCGTCATTGCCTCTCTCGGCGCTTGGGCGTTCGCGTGGCTGGCGTACGCGACTTGGATCGATGTCCGGGAATCTCGCGAGCAGCAGCGGAAGCAGCGTGAGAACGAAGCGAAGCTCGAGGAACTCGCGTACCAGATCCGCCGCGCGAACGAAAGGGAACTGCGATGAGCCACGCTGCCCTTGTTCGAGGTGAGGACAACGCGCTGCACGTGCGTTCGTTCCGTTCGGCAGACGATGCAGCTGCAGCGGCTTCTGCGCGTGAGATTGCGCCGGAGTCTCCGGCGATCCCGCCGGCGATGATCACGCCTTTGCTCGAGCAGATGCGGCTGATGGGCGTGCGCAAGGTTCGCGTCACGTCGGTGGCGCCGGGCACCTTCGAGGTGGAGGCGCTCGAGACAAACCGCCTCTACGTCTCGCGCTATGAGCTGGCCGAGCTCCTGCCGAAGTTTTCCGAGGTGACGGACCGGGAACGGTATGTCGATCGGCTAACGAATCTGGGCATGCCGTGTATTCGTGCCACCGGTACGCCGATGTACAACGTGCCCAAGGTAATTGCGTGGCTTGAAAAGTGGTTCGAGCAGGGCGGCGGAAAACCCACCACCGGAAAGGCGTCGCCGTGAGCCCGCTTCGTGTGGAATTCGGCCTCTTTGAAGAGGTGGTGCAGTGGCACGACTACGCCATGCAAAACCGCTGGGTGGTGACCATGTACTACGCCGGCGGGCTGGTGTACGGCCTGCGGCTATGGGGGAGGGCCGCACGGTAACGTGCGAGGTGAGCCATGGATGGCGTGATCCTCGTACTCGGCGCAATCGGACTCTCTGTCGTGCTGGAAACACTCCTCGAAATGGCCGCGAACGTGTGGCGCATGATGCGCGATAGGCGGCGATAATAATTTTTATGCCTGAAACATCGACAAAACGACGGCCGCAGATCGTCACAGTGGGCGATCCTGGCCTTTGGGTCACTTTGCAGAAGGTGACCGACAAAACCTCCGGGTGGATCAAAACCACCCGTGCCATGCAGGCGGGATCCGGCGTGCTCGTAAATACGTGCTCGCGGCGAATCGGTAACAACATCGCAGCCGAGGCGCTGCAGTTCGTCCCGGGCGTGGTGTTGAAGGCCTGCGCTCACGGCTTCAAACTCAGCGCGGAGGGCAGCCGATGAAACACGATGACAGATGCCAGCTAGTGCTGCGTATGTCGCCCGCGCTGCGAATGGCGTGGCGGTGGATTACGCGCGCTTTAAACTTGCTCCATGACGCGCGGAAAATGGCGTCGCACCGCGGTGTGCTCGCTGATATTTGCGGTGGTTTTTATCACGCGGCCGGGCGCGACGAAGTGCTTGCGCGGCGTCTGCGGAATCGTCTGCGGGAATTGGCGCACGAGGCGGTGGCGTGTGCCACGATGGGCTTTGCGCTTTGGCAGATAATTTCGAAGCCCGCGGGGGTACGCGCGTGAAAGACGATTTTTCAGCGGAAGCTGCGGTTCCGCAAGCGCCGGCGTGGCTGGATGTCGAGTGCCGCAAGATCGGAGCGGAGATAACCAGTAAGGTTGGTGCGCGCAGCGCGTGTGTTGTCGCTAGGCTTTACGCACAGGTTGCGGATGCATCTAGGGATGCATCCGTCTCTGCTGAAGCGCACGCGGCGCAGCTCGATGGAATCGCGAAGATGCTTCTGCTCCACGTCAAAGCCTTTCGGGAGATGCAAGGCATCCCTGAGTAAACCTGCCCGCAGCTAAAGCCCATTTTGCGCTCTGGTAGAACCAGCCCGATGCGCGGAGCAGGACACTTAATCCCCATGGCCGAACCTTCTCAACTTCCGCTGGAGACCCCGGCGGCAACAGGCATAGAAAAACAGGACGGCACGTCGTCGCGTCGATGTGCGACGTGCCGTCACTGGGTGAAGACGGCGCCCGGCGAAGCGATCCGCAATGCGTGCGGACAATGCCGCGGCGATACCCCGAAGGGTAACTACACATGGCCCAAGACGCACGAATCCGATTGGTGCGCCAAGTGGCAGGCGATCGAGGAGAAGGACAAGCCCAAGAATTCCAGGGGGAAGAGCTCCCCTGGTTGTTAGTTGAAGCTGGACCCACCCGGGCCGCATAGGTGGCCCGGGTGCGGCGGCCCTATTTTTCTCTGTATGTCTCAAACCAATACAACGACGCCCGCGCCCAGTGGGCATTTTATCTCGATGCTGCAGGGTAAAACCGGCGGCGTCACGATCCCGCAACTCGACCGCGAACTGGCGATGCTGGTTCAGAAGGTGCAATGCGCCGGCCGCGCCGGCACGTTGACCCTGAAAATCAAAGTGTCACCCAACGCGAAGCGCGGTGTGCGCATTGAGGATGAGGTCTCGGTGAAAGAGCCGAAGATGGAAACCGGCGTTTCTTTCTTCTTCACGGATGCGAGCGGCACGCTTCTGCGGAACGATCCGAATCAGTCGGAAATGAATTTTACCACGGTCGCGGACGAACAGCCCGCCGCGCCCAAGATCGTGAACGGCTGAATTCGCCATGGCATACGACGACAATAAACCCAAAACGCCCGAGGCCACGCAGGTCTTGGAAATCGCCAAACTCGCGCAGGCTGCGCTGCTGCCCTCGCAATATCAGATCAACCCTGACTGCCCTCCGATGCTGCTCTTGCCGGGCAAATCGGAACCAACCGACCTGGAGCGCTACCTGCCGGCGCCGTTGCGCAAGCGCGCGTACGTGACGCTGATTGAAACTGCGTCGCTGATCCAGTATGTGAATACACACAAAACCGCGGGGACGCACCTTTTCGGTGAGGTCAGTGAGACGGGCGGAAAGATCCTGGCGGTGCTCGATTACCACAGCGCGGACAAAGCGCAGTGGGCTAATCACCGTGCGGCGCTCGAGCTGCGTCCGACTCCGGAATGGGCCCGGTGGATTAAGCACAGCAACAGCGAGAAAACGCAGCGCGAGTTTGCGGAGTACCTCGAGGAGAACGCTAGCGATATCGTCGTGCCCCCGACTGATCCCAAGGCGCCGAATAGCACTCAAATGCTGGACGTCGCACTCACCCTGCAGGCTCGCACGGACGTGCAGTTTTCGAGCGCAACGCGGCTTTCTAACGGCCAGACGCAGCTCACCTATAACGAGCAGATCCAGGCTGGGGCTGGCGCAGACGGCAGAATGACCATTCCCGAGGTGTTTTACCTCAGTGTGGCGCCGTTCGTTGGCACGCCTCGATATCTCGTGAAGGCGCGGCTCAAGTACCGCCTCGGTGGTGGCAAGCTGGCGTTTCGGTATGAGATCGAGCGCCCGCACAAGATCGTGGAAGACGCGTTTAGGGACATCCGTCAGACGGTGGAGACCGAGACCGGCTTCAAGCTGCACCTCGGTTCGGTCAACTGACGATGCGCGCGAAGTCACTATTCGCGGCGGCGCTCGGACTTGTCGGGCTGGGCGGTGTGCTCAGCCCGCAGGCGATCGAGCAGCCGTCGCTGCAGGCGCCCTCGGGTGCCTTTGGCTCGGTGAGAGCTGAGCCCTCGAAAAAGAAGCGCGAAAAGCGCACGCACACGAAAGCCGGACGGCGGCGGATCGTGATCGGTTATTCCATCCGCCGCTGTCGGGTGAAGTACCTGTACTGAATCATGGATACGGTAAGCGAAACCGTGCGGTCCCTGGAAGCGATGATGGAAAAGCACGCGTCCCGGAACCTCTATCGCGTACCGGAGGCCCGGAAAAAGCGGCGCTCGCTCCGGCGGGTGCCGCTCTCGGGTCAAGACGATCAGAAGAGCCGAGCCGTGAAGCGCTTTTTGAACGGTCAGTCTATTTACCAGATCTCGCAGCAGATGCGTCTGAATCCTGGAAAAGTGAAATTTTGGATACAGGAGTACGCCAGCGCGGTGCTGGACGGGAATAAGAAATGAAAGAGTGGCATACAGTCATGGCCCAACTTACGCGCGCACGTCTGGCGGTGTTTGATTCGTTGATCTCGCGCGGCGAGGTCTCGTCTGGCGTGTTGCTCGAGGTGGCGGCGCCGTACTCCGCTGAAGAGATCGCGGAGGCGCTGCACTGGCTGGCTGGCCACTACTTCGTAAAGCAGACGGCGCCGCGGCAGTGGCGGGCGCGCTCGGTCGCACATGCCGAGGTGCAGTGGATTACTGCCGGCGGACCGACCAAGGAATTTTTGCAGGGGCGAGCCGCAAAACCAATTGCCGAAGTGCTCGAAGGAAAGACCGCTAACGCAACCGGCGAAGCCCCTGCACCAGCTTTTAGCCCGGCCAACGCGGTCCCGCGTTCGGTCGCGGTGCACCGTCACCAAGTCGAAATGTTTGCCGAGGTATGAACATCCAAGCTGAAACGGGGATTACTCGGATTCTGCGCGAGCGCACGCGCCAGATGCAGGAAGAGGGATACACGGCAGCGCATGACGATGCGCACGCGTGCTGCGAGCTGCGCAAGGCCGCGGAGTGCTACGCCACGGCGCCGGCACTGCGTCATTATCGTCGCACGTCGATGCTGGTACGGGATCTTGGCGAGCCGCAATCGATTCGGAGCGTGCCCGTGCGTGTGCCGAAGTCGTGGCCTTGGGAGCCTCGCTGGTGGAAACCGTCGACGCGGAAAGATGGCGTGGAAGGTCGCGTGCGTGAACTTGAAAAGGCGGGCGCGCTGTACATGGCCGAGTCGGACCGGCAGCTGCGCTGCGGGCATGGTCCCACCGCCGGACGGATGCTCGCCAAGGCATACGCCTGCGGCCGGCAGATCGATCGACTCTTGATTCAGTCAAAACGATGAACGCCGTACACCTGACGGGCTATTTGCCTAAAGATGCCGTGGCTCGCGCGACCTGTACGGGTGCGCAGAAGCTCACGTTTGAGGTGGTCTCGCATGACAGCCACGGCGAATCCACGAGGCAGCCGTGCGTGCTCGAGGATTCGGACCTGATCAAGCGTTACGAGCCCTTGCTGGATGCCGGCCGCGCGGTGGTGATTGCCGGCGAACTGTGCTCCCGCGCCGTGAAGGAACGCGACGTGGTGAAATTCATCACGCGTGAAATTCGCGTATTGGAAATGGAAATACCGAACCGCACCGGAGTGCCGGCAAAAGTGGGGGATGTGTGACTATGGTTTTCCCGTGCACAGTGCCGGTACCGGCTGACCTGATTAATCCGCCGAAGCCGTATTCCGCGCGGGGCGAAGAGTCGCCGCGGATTGTGGGCGTGTGGTTGCACTATCAAAGCCAGCGGCGGCGGCTGGCAACAGTCTGCGCATACGGCAGGGAGTTCAATAAGGTGTGGATGAGCGACCTTCGGGGAGGGCAAGCCGCGTATTTTCTTAACAGCGAGCACTTGGCCGTGGAGCTGATGCAAAAACTCGATGCGTACTTTCTCAGTAATACCCATGAAAATCGAAATATTCAGGAGTGAGAAGAGCCGCGGATTCTTTTTCCGAATCCGCTCGAACAACCACCGTATTGTTGCGCAGAGCGAAAGCTATACGCGCAAGTATGACGCGACCAAGACTGCACGAAAGATCATGCCGCGGACGCGAATCGTCGACCTGACGAAGTAGAGGCGGCGCTACCCCCATGAAATACACACTGACGGAATGGGTGATAGTATTAACGATTTCTGCGCTTATCGGCGTCTTCGGATTCGCGGTGTGGGACCACTATGACGCGTCTTTTGTGCGCGAAGGCACAATTGTGGCGCGCCGCTACTCGGCCGCTTGGACGGAGATCCAGCACCATTCCCACAGCGATGGGCGAGGCGGCAGCTACACAATCACGACACCGATTTTTCACCCGGAGAGATGGTATATCGTGATCGAGGGAATGGGCCGTAATAACAAGGTGCGCCAGAGGTCCATCGACGTGCCGCAGAATTACTGGGCCACGCTGAAAGTTGGACAGCACTACGTCGCCGAAGCCGGCAATTGGGGCGATTCACTCGCGAGTGGAACAACCGAGGCGGCACGATGAGCGCAGCCCAATATGACAGTCGGGCCGATACGCTGGCGCACATCAACCGCGTCAGTGACCTGTTGGGGGACTGCCAGCGGAACCTTTTCTGTCGCGGATTGATTCACGACGCCAGTAAGCTGAAAGAGCCGGAGAAATCTCTGTTCGACCAGTGCACGCTTAAACTAAAGGCGATGGCGTATGGGTCGGACGAATACAAAGCGGCACTAGCTGAGTTAAGGCCTGCGCTGCAGCACCACTACGCGGCGAATTCGCACCACCCGGAGCACTATCCAAATGGGATCGAGGGCATGAGCCTCTTCGACGTGATCGAAATGCTGATGGACTGGAAGGCCGCTACCGAACGCATGAAGGGTGGTGGCGACATATGGCTCTCACTGGAGATCAATGCTACGCGCTTTAATCTCAGCCCTCAATTGGTGGCCATACTTGCGAACACGCTCCGGGAAATGAAGTGGCTGCCTGCCACCCAGGAGAAAGAACAGTCGTGAAGCCAGGCTGCTGTTTCCACTTTCGCGGTTTCCAGCACGCCACCTGCGGGGCGGATATTGCCTGGAAATCTGTCACACCGGAGCCCAATCGCATCGACGGCTCAGCCCTTCGTGCCCCGTGCTGGAAATCGCTTCAGTTTAAGGCCCCATCCGCCAGTCAGCTTGCCGAGCACGCAAAAAAAGGGATGTGCCCGCACTATCGCGAGCCTACAGCCGAAGAGATCGCGGAGGATCAGCGCGAGACAGACGCCGCCGTGAGCCGCATGATGAAAGCGAGCAAGGTGATTTCTGAGGTGAAACGCGAGCACGCCGGGAAGTCGTGGTATGGCGTGAAAACCTGTCCCGTGTGCGGCGGCAGACTTCACATGAGTCACTCGGGCTATAACGGCCATGTGCACGGCAAATGTGAAACCGAGAACTGCTTAAACTGGATGGAGTGAGCGAGGAGAACCCGACGCATGAACTTTCTTAAATGGACCTGGCACAAATTTTGGGCCGAGTGGCACGCCGAACGGTGGCTCACCTCGGACGATAGGACGTCAGAGGCGGCACTCCGCCACTTCGACAAGGCGGCGCAGCACTGCTTCAAGGCGCGGGCGATCGAGCGCGACGGCGAGTCATGAGCTTGGATCTGTTCGGCAATCCAATTGTGGAGCTTGATCCGGTACCACCCGGTGTGAAGAAGCGCCGGCAGACGCGGCCGAAGGGCTACGCCGCGCTTCCTGGATCTGGACCGAAGGGCGAGACGTGCCGCACGTGCGCACACTGCTGCCGGATTCGGTATGCAAAGGTATACCTGAAGTGCGCGAAGATCCGGCACGCATGGACGCACGGGCCGGGAACCGACATCCGCGCAAGGGCGCCGGCGTGCGCGTATTGGGAGAAGAAGGCGTGAGCCTCGTATACTACAACGAGTTCGACCCAAAGGCAGCTGCCTTGCTCCGCGAACTCATCAAAGCCGGGCTGATCCCGCCCGGCGATGTGGACGAGCGTTCAATCGTCGACGTAAACCCGTATGAACTCCAGCACTACACACAACATCATTTCTTCGCCGGTATCGGCGGATGGGCTTACGCCCTTCGCCTTGCAGGATGGCCCGACAATCGACGTGTCGTCACCGGCTCCTGTCCTTGTCAGCCTTTCAGCGCGGCGGGCAAGCAGCTCGGCGAAAAAGACGAGCGCCACCTCTGGCCAGTCCTCCGAAATATCCTCACGTTCCTCGGAACTCCAAGCGCGTTTGGAGAGCAGGTTGCGAGCGCGGCTGGGCGTGATTGGCTCGCTGGAGTACGAGTTGACCTGGAAGCATTGGGCTATGAGGTCGGGGCCGCCGATTTGTGCGCTGCGGGCGTCGGCGCGCCGCATATCCGCCAGCGAATTTTCTGGATGGCCCACGCCGAAAACGTCGGACGTAAACGGAGCAATGGAGCGTCGCGCCTTCGAAACACATCGCAGCAATTTAAACGACAGGGCATTGCTCGCGGGCTGGCCGACTCCAACGACCACGGACGCGCCAAATATGTCGCAGAATCGCGGACAGGGGGAGCTGCGTGCTCGAAAAACTCCGCAAAGCGTAGCGGGGCTCGTAGCCGGCTGGCCGACTTGCGCGGCACGCGATTGGAAGAACGGCCAGAGCAATCTCCACGGCCAGAACTCGAGACCGCTCAACGAAGTGGCGATGCTGTCGGGCTGGGCAACACCGACTGTTGCGGACTCTTCCAGCACGTGCAACGCAACGGCCACGCGGCATTCGTCGCCGGGCCATTCGGGGCAGACGTTGACGGATCAGGCGCGGATTTCTGGAGCGCCTTCGATCTCGTGCTCTGCACCGACGGCAAAGCGCGGCGCATTGAACCCGGATCATTCCCGCTGGCTCATGGGGTACCCGGCCGAGTGGGGCTCTTGCGGGGCTACGGCAATGCAATCGTGCCGGAACTCGCGGCGCAGTTCATCCAGGCCAGCGTCGGGGCGTTGAGAGGACGAGGATAGATGACGCTGCGCGATCGCATGGTATACGCGGGGATCCAGACAAGCCGGCGCATGGCGCGGCTGTCGTGGTTCGAGCGTGACGTATTTAGAAGTTTGATACACGTGGCGGACGATTACGGCCGCTTTGAAGCAGATCCGGAACTGTTGCGCTCGGTCTTGTATGGACCGTGCCTTGCAAAAGTGTCGGTGCGGGATGTGCAAGGTGCTCTGATGCGCTTGGCGCAGACAGACATCGGGCTAGTCAAGCTCTACACGGTGCGGGGCCGGGGATATGGGAAAGTGAACAATTTCCGGCAGACGCTGCAAAAGCGCCGTGCTTTGTATCCACAGGACGAAGACGACCCGCCGCCGGCGGACTTATTCACAGAGGTTGCTTCTTCTTTTTTTTCTGCGGAAGGAAAGAAAGAAGAGAAATCCCCCCAAAGCCCCCCAGCGGGGGGCCTTCCTTCAAATTTGTCTGGTCTTGAAAAACCGAAGACCCGCCGTCGACGTTCGCCGGAGCGCGCTTTGGCTGCCTCGCGTGACGAGCTGGTGCAGGTGGAACGCGAGATGGAAGAAATTCTGCGCCCTGGTGGCGTAGCGTACAACATTCAGCCGGAAGGCGAAAAGCTCACGAGGTTCAACAAACTGGCCGAACAGCGCCAGGAGCTGCTGAAGATCGTGAAGAGCGCCAAAGCCGAGCTGCGAGAGGAGCAGCAAGAATCATGAGCGGAATCAAATCAAACGCGTGGGCCGAGTTCCTGCGCATGACGAATATTTCAGACCTGGCCATGCGTGCCCGTGTCGGGCGATCGCACCTGACGCAGGTCATGCAGGGCCAGCGGCGCGGGCGCAATACGTGGAAACACGTGCTGCCGCTGTTGACGGATGCCCAGGTGTTCCAGCTGAAACAATGTGCCACGTGGAACCCGGAGCTTGAAACCATGTGGAAGGAAACCAAGGCAGCCCGGGAACTCGGGATGGAAAGAGTAGCATGACAATCGATTTAAAGACAGCGACCCCAGAGCAGATCAGCGCAGCCGTGGCGGAGTGTGTCGCGGGGTGGACGGAGATCCGCTTTGGAATGGGTGGCCTCGTACTCGGAACGCTTCCCGGCCTCGACAAACGCGAGCGCGTTCCATCCTACACCACCAGCGCAGACGCCGTGCTGCCGCTGCTGCGGAAGGCCGGGTACGTTGACGCTAATCTCAACCCCTACACCGGCGTCTGGCTTGTCTCGATTCTCAACGGCCAGACGTATCTGGGTCAGGCCGCCACCTTCCCGCTCGCCGCCTGCATCGCCCTGCTTCGTACCCACGGGATAGAAGTCAAATGACGCGCCACACGTACATTTTGGTGGAGGCCTGCAAACACGTGGGTATTGGTCTGGCCACAGTTCAGAGCGCTGCGCGTGACGCGGAGACCGCGGCCAGTAGGGCGAAGGTGGCGAGTATGCTGTATCGCGAGGCGAAGCTGAGCACGGCTGAAATCGCCGTGCTGATCCACAAGACCGAAGGCGCAGTGCGAGCGATGCTGAAAAAAGAAGAGTTATTACGTAATAACTCCTAGTTCGCGGTTGGGTCGAGAGTCCGCGCGTGCGGCTGTAGTGGCGCATGAGCGCGCCCGAGCAACTGCTGGCTGACCCCGCTGTTTCCGAACAGGAGCAGCAACTTAGCCTGCCCGGAGCCTCGGAAATGTTTGCAGCCGTGGGGCTGGCGGAGTTGCCGCACGGTGCGGAGAGGCTGACCAAGAAAGAATTGGCGTTTGCCGTGGCGTACCTGCGCACAGGGAACGCGACCCGTGCCGCAGAGGAGGCCGGTTATTCAGATCCGCGCGGGAACTCGGCAAAGTTACTGAAAAGAACGGACATTTTGCGCTTCCTCGCGCCGGCGCTGACCAAGGTTGCGCACAACGCGGAAGCGTTGGTTACGCGCGTGGCCCAGCGTAGTTGTGATTTGCATACGGAGCTCGAGGAGTTGCGGACGCGCGTGCTGCGCGACTGGAAACGAGAACGCGAACTGCTGACGTGCGTAAATCAAACCGATTCCCTGCTGGCAAATCTGCTCGGGAAGGTGAGCGTGACGGTTAACGGCACGATCAACCACAACCACACGGGCAAGGTGGAGGTGGCGGTACCGCAAGCGGCGTTGCCGGTTTTGGCCCAGATGCGACGCGACGTTGTGCAGGCGCGCCTGGCATCGGCCGTGATGACGACGACCGGAGGGCGGAGCTGATGGTTGCCCTCGGCAAAGCCGGTCTGTCCCTCGAAGAAAAAGCGCTGCTGACGAGCCCGTATGGGTTCGCCAAATACTATTTGGGGCTGCCGGTCTACGACGACCCGTCTGGCGTGATTGTTGGCGAGGTCGCCGACGAGAAAGGCACGTACTACCAGATCCGGAAGGACGACTGGCAGAAACGCGCCTTGAACGCGCTCGAACGCCACGGCGGCAAGACATCGGTGCGCACGGCGAACGGAGCCGGCAAGACCAGCGTGATCATCCCGGGCGCGGTCTTTTGGTTTATGACGATGTTTCCGCGGGCCAAGGTGGTAATCACCTCGGGCGTGGATCGTCAGGTGCGGGAGCAGATTTTTCCGAGCCTGCGCGCGTGCGCGCCGCGGCTTGAAGGCTGGACGTTCAGCGACACGAGCATTGATGCGCCGAACGGCTCGCACGCGGTCGGCTTTACCACGAAAGAGGGCGGATACTTCGAAGGCTGGCACGGCAACAAGGATCAGCTGTACAAGCTGTTCGAGCATGACGGCCCGCTGCTGATCGTGGTCGATGAGGCCAAGAGCGTTATCCAGGACATTTTCGACGCGATCGACCGGTGCACCTATCAGCACCTGCTTTACGCGTCGTCTTGCGGCGCCGGCGAAGGTGAATTCCACGCGAGCCACACGAAGAACGCCCGGTTTTTCCAGACGGTGCACGCACCGGCTGCCGTCTGTCCGCATGCTGACCACGCCAAAAACCTCGAACTGATCCAGAAGCGCGGACTGGGCGACCCGCTCGTGCGCTCCAAGGTTTTTGCGGAATTCATGACGGACGCGGAGGGTTCGATTGTATCCAGATCGTGGATTGATCGCGCGCTGCAGAGTCCGCCTCGGTTCCAGGGTGAGGACGAAAACTATTTCTGCGACTTCGCTGCGGGTGGTGACGAGAACGTTTTGGCGGCTCGCCGCGGCAACCGTGTGCGGATCGTGGAGGCCTGGCGCGACAAGGACACGATGGCCGCGTGCGGCCGGTTCATTCTGCTTTTTCGCCGCCTCGGTCTTACGCCTGAACGCGCGTATTTGATCGGTGGCGACAATTCCGGACTTGGAAAGCCGGTGATCGATCGCATGCACGAGCTCGGCTGGCAGATCCGCCGCGAGAACAACGGCGAAGCCGCGCAGGATTCGGACGCCTACATGAACTACGGCGCCGAGACCTGGTGGGAGGGCGGCAAGCAGCTCTCCAAAAACGAAGTGATTCTGGAGGGTATCGACGAGGCGACGATTGGCCAGATGTGCGCACGCAAGGGCAAAGTCCCTTCGAGCGGCAAGCTCGGCGTGGAGTCGAAAGAAGACATGAAAAAGCGCGGCGTGGAATCTCCCGACCGCGCCGATGCGGTTTTTGGCGCGATGCGCAAACCCAAGGACATGCGCCCGATTCACGCCATGGGTGATTTTCAGCAGACCTTCATGGAACGCGCGTTCGAGGAAGCGGGCATTAATTCCGGAGGCGTGGAAGTTAACTTCGAGTGATGAGCCATGGTTAAACACGACGAAATTTTAAGCGCGCTGCGGGTCCGTAAAACGTGGGAAGATCGTCTGACGACCTGGTACACGATGCGGCACCAGGGGCTGCGCCGTAAGTGGAAGCCGTGGAAGAACGCCGCGGACATGCACTATCCGCTTGTTGACATGCAGATCGACAAGCAGAAGCCGTTCTACATTCAGCAGCTCTTCGCCACGGACACGGTGGCGACGTTTGCCGCGCTCGCGCAGGAGGTTGCGGCGTACCAATCGGCGGCGGGCCAGTGGTTTGACTACAAGCTGAAGCAGGAAAGCAATTTCGAGGAGGAAATTACGTCCGCCATCGACACGATGCTGCAGGACGCAAAAGCGATCGTAAAGACGTACTGGGATCAGGATCGGAAAGAGGTGCTCTTTGATTCGATCCACCCGCGCTTTGTGATCGTCCCGCCATGGACGAAGCGGCTGCGTGACGCCGACTGGATCGTGCACGTGCAGCATTTCTCGAAAGCTGCGTATACGCGGCAGAAGAATTTTAAGCAGGACGC